AAAATTGAAACAGAGTTAACATATAAATATTGTGATAACTTGTGTGTTATATATATATATAAATATGAGCACACAAATGAATGAAGAAAAAACTAATGAAATTAAAAAAAAAATAGAAGAGGGTATTTACCGAATTGAAGCATCAGATATTACAAAAACTAAACCAGGTAGTATAAAGTATCTTCTTCACGGTGAAGAAGATAGCGAACAATCAATTTCTATTAAAGTGGGTAAAGTCGGAGAAATTATGGCAATTGCTGCTGTTAATAATAGTAATCTAAAACTTCTTGAATGTGGTATTCAACTAATAGATAATAAAACTAAAAAAGATATTGATCTACTTTTCATAGATGAACAAAAAAAAATTGTATATTATCGTGAACTTAAAGGCAATGCTACGTTAGATACTGAAAAATTGCCTGCAACTATTGAAAAAATAAACAAGATTACACAATATTTACAAGAAAAATATCCTGAATATGAAATTAATAAGGCACTTTTGGCTTGGAGTATCTGGGAAAAATCAGATTTATGTAATAAGGGTATTAAAAATTTGGATAAATATATAAAACAAAATATTTCAGTTGAACATGCGAAAGATTTATTTGATATAGTAGAATTAACATGGAATAAAGAAGATTATTACGATTTTTGGAGAAATATGGGTACAATCTTAAAATCAAATTAATAATTCATAATAATAATATGTTTAGTATTTATTTCATCACCAACTCTACCAGAATGTAATTTAAATCTATATTTTTTATCATACTCCTCTACAATATATCCATCATATAATTTTTCTATAAAAGGTGTTTTACCTATAACCATTAGCCATTTATTCTTAGTTTTTTTTAAACATTCTGCTAATTTTTCATGTTCTTTTTTACCAAAAGAACAATAACCATAATCAGTAAACTCACTATCATAAGGTGGATCTAGAAACATAAAATTGTTCTCATCATTATATTTATTAAATATTTCCTCAAAATCCCAGTTATGTATTTCTGTATTTTTAAGAAGATTTTCATATTCTTTATTTTTTAAATCTTCATAATTACAGGTTTTATATCTCCCAAATGGTATATTAAATTTTCCATCTTTATTATATCTTAACATTCCACGAAAACAGGTTTTTCTTTGATAATAAAACCGTTTTGCACTATCTAGACTATTATTTATTTTCATAGTATCTCTTATTTTATAGTAAGTTTCTTCATTATTAGGGTTTTCTTTCATAAAATTATATATATCATCAATATTACCCTTTTTTATTTCAGTATAAAAGTCTATCAATTCTTTATGAACATCATTAATTACCGATTTATTTGGTTTTAAATGAAAGAATGTAGCACCTCCACCTATAAATGGTTCAATATAAATATTAATATCATCTTTATTAGGAATATATTTATTAAATTTAGGTATTTCATCTTTTTTACCTCCACTCCATTTAATAATAGGTTTAAGATTATCAGTTTCGCTTATTATTTCATTTTCTTTTTCTTTTTTTGCAGTTTTTATAGTTTTAACTTTTTTCACTACTTTATCTGGTTCTGCTGGTTCTACTGGTTCTACTGGTTCTGCTGGTTCTGCACCTGTAACAACATATCCTTTTTTCATATCATATGCTAAGTCTGCTTTTGCATTACTTGTACATTCAAAACCATCTACCTTATCTTTTTTTGATTTATTCCAAATAGCAAAATATTCTGTTTCATCTTTTGCTGATTTATATACATCATATCGTTTATATGTGTTACTATTATTCCGTTTAGGATTGTCTTGTTTGAACATATATTATTTATATTATAAAGTATACATAATATATATTTATTTACTTTCAATTTAATTAAATAAAAAACAATTAAAACATTGTCGATTATTTAATTAATCATTATCAATCATTATTAATCATTATCTATTTGAGGTGCTATTAGAAATCGCATATAACTTGTTTTATCATCTTCATCTGTATCAATTGCATCAGCATTTGCAGCACCCGTCTCTGTATCACTTGCACTTGTACCCAAACAATATTTAATTTCAATTGGATAATTATTGCTTATTGACAGATTTATATTTGGAGATATCTTATTGAAATTGCATACTTTGTTTATTAGTTTAGTTGAATAGTTATTTTCAACAGTAGTATCTTCATCAATACTATATTCAATCATAGTGTCTAAACTCATAGCTATATCCATTTTACCTTCTGTTCCATCTACAATACAATTAACTCCTTCATCTGTGCAAATCATTCTAAATACATCATCAAATATACCTAACTGTTCCATAACAACACAGAACTTTTTAGTAGGTATAATAAACTCTGCTTCACCTTCCTTCTTTGGAACCTGTATATTATCAACATCTATATCTACAAGAGGCATCTCAAAGAAATTATTGATATCTTTTATGTCTTCGGATATAAATGATAACTTTAATCGGTCATCACCTTCTGCATATTCCATAGATAGTGTTTGATTTTCTTGCTTAGTATGAAGAATTTTAAACATGATACTACTGTTAATTCCTATTACAGGTTGTTCAAATTCGTCCAGTTCATACTCATCAAACCAATCTTTGTGAATATTAAGATCATAAAAACTTACATGACTTCTATCAAGACCACTTGTAACAAATTTGTCATTTGTAACATGAATATTAATATGTTCAGAATATAATTTCAAACACTGGAATATGTTTACAAATATATCACACTTTTGTTTATCCTTTATGGTAATCTTCATACTTATGTATTCTTTGTATTTATCTTATTGTAATTTATAATAATTAACTATTTAACTAATTATTATTAATTAATTATTATACTTCAATTTAATTCTTATTTTTTTTTCCTTTTTTATCCTTCTTATCCTTCTTATCTTTCTTATCTTTCTTATCCTTCTTATCTTTCTTATCCTTTTTTTCCTTATTATCTTTCTTATTATCACTAACTTGTGGTGTTTCATTAATATTATCAATATCTCTTGTTTCATTTATTTTTAATGTTATATTATCACTTATATTATCAGTTATATTTGGAATATTTATTGTTTCTTCAATAGTTGTTTCTTCAATAGTTGCTGTATCTATATTTTTAATTGCATCTTTTATGCTTATTTTATCAAGACGATCTTCATTTTTTTCTGTAAAAGGGTTGTTTTCAAATGGATTTGAAATAGGGTCTTCAACCTCTTCTTCAACCTCTTCTTCAACCTCTTCTTCAATAGGTTCTTCAGCAATTGGCTCTTCTTCAGCAATTGGTTCTTCAATTGGTTCTTCTTCTGCAACTGGTTCTTCTTCAGCAACTGGTTCTTCTTCTGCAACTGGTTCTTCTTCAGCAACTGGTTCTTCAAAAGCAACTGGTTCTTCTTCGGCAACTGGTTCTTCTTCAGCAACTGGTTCTTCTTCAGCAACTGGTTCTTCAAAAGCAACTGGTTCTTGTTCATCGTTGCTTTCATCGTTGCTTTCATCGTTACTGGATTCGTTACTTTCATCATTGCTAGATTCATTATCCTTTTCAGATTCATTATCCTGTTCAGATTCATTACCTTGTTCAGATTCATTATCCTGTTCAGATTCATTATCTATAATAGCTGGTGTAAAAGTAGTGCTAGGTCCAGGCACATCAGATGGTATGTCTGTAAGCATGCCGCCACGCTCATATGAAGGCACATATATTGGTTCAGGGATCTCTTTTTGCTTATAAGCATTACGCTTTTCATCTAATAATTTAATTTCTATTTTATTTACCTTATCTGTTAATTCATATATTTTACCATCAGATGCGCTTATTTGCATTTGTTCTTCAATAATTTTTTCCATTTTGGCATTTATTTTCGCCTCTAATTTTCCCTGTATTTTTGCCTCTAATGTTTTTTCTATATTAGTAAGACTATCTACCTTCTTTTTTAATCTACTAACTTCGCCATCTAAAAAATTATATTTCTCAACTTGTTTATCTAACCATCCTATCTTAATCTTTAAACTATTTAAATCACGAGAAATAGTATCAGGTATATGTGATAATAAGTTAGAATTATTACTTTCTGATGCTTCTTCTCGTAAAGTCTGTAAAGATGAAGGTGGTAAAGATGAAGGCGATTTAGATAGGTTTAATTTTTCCAATTTTCCTTCACATATTACTAACCTACTATCAATATCTGTAAATGCTGTGTTTATTTGTTCTACATCAGGAGCATTTCCTATATTTTCAACAATAAAAGTATCTTGTTCTTTGAATTTCTTTTCTACTTCTTCTAAATTTGTTTTAGTAAAATTTTCCAAACTTCCAATACGGCTACCCATGATGCTAATTGCTTGAGGTATAGAAAGTGCTGATGCCTGCGATTGTCCTGCACCTGGACTTGAACCAGGTCTACCCAAAGGTTGTTGAGAACCAGGACCAATTTCGCTTCCCATACCGGGTGCTCTTCTTCTTTTTGCTGCTGCTAATCCTGCTGACATTAAAAAAAACTATTATATAATTAATATTGTAATGTATTTTTAAACTATTTCCGCATTTCCATTTTAATAGTTTCCTGTGGATTATAATTAACTAATTCAAAATCTTCTATCTTATAATCATCGATATTTTCGTATTTATTTTTAACTTCAAATGTTGGAAAATAACTTGGACTGCGTTTAACCTGTTCCTGAAGTATTTCAATATGATTATCATAAATATGTGCATTTCCCAAGAAATAAACAAACTTATCGGCTTCTAAATCGCAATGTTTCGCCAATATATGAGTTAAGAAACTATAAGATGCGATATTAAACGGTACTCCTAAACCAACATCTCCACTTCGTTGATACAAAGCACAGCTTAAATATTTACCCTCTCTAACATTAAACTGACATAGAACGTGGCAAGGTGGTAGAGCCATTTCATCCAACTGATTAGGATTCCACGCACTCATAACAAGTCTTCTTGATGTGCGTTGTTTAGGGTCTTTTAGACAATCTATAATATACTGAAGTTGATCTACTCCCTTACCTGTATAATCCTCATGACAAGATGTATAAGGAGCATTAAAGAACCTCCACTGATGACCGTATACCGGACCCAAATCATCTTCACGTAAGTCAGTAAGACCACGCGAATCAAGAAACTCTCGCGACGCATTTTCATTCCATATTTTTACACCTTGTTCCTTTAGGTGTTTATTATCGGTATCACCTTTAACAAACCACAATAGTTCACGCAAACAAGTTTTCCAAGCAACCTTTTTACTAGTCAAAACGGGTACCTTTTTATCAGTTAAATCAAATTTCATACTCGCACCAAATATCATTTTTGTTTTACCATTTCTACCCTCTTCAAATGTCCCGTTATTGATTATTTCATTAATCAAATTCAAATATTGTAATTCTTCATGTTGCGACAACATAAACATTTCCATCATCTATATCTTATCTTATTTTATTTATTTATATTATTTGATTTATACTATTTGATTTATACAATTCACAAAATACTTTAATTAAATTAAAATTAATAAATTAACATCAATTTTAATTTCTTCCTATAAATTATATCATAATATATGGAATCTACAAGTGAATCATTAGTAGGAGGCGCCATTGAAGAGAAAAACTTCTTCAAATATGTATTTAAATTCGATAAGGAAACCCAAGATGAAGTATCTAATATTCTCCAATATGTTATTTTAGCAATAATACCAATAATTATTTTAAATAAAGCAGTCCAACAATTTATTCCTGAAGCAGATGAAGAGAAAGGAAACGTAACTGTTTTAGCAGAAATAATAGGTCAATTAATATTAATATTTGTTGGTATTTATTTAGTACACAGAATAGTTACATTTATACCAACTATCAGCAAGAGTGATTACTCTGATGTTAATATTTTAACATTCGTATTACCATTCTTAGTTATCATACTCAGTTTCCAAACCAAAATAGGTGAGAAAGTAAATATTTTATTTGAACGTGTATTAGATTTATATTACGGTAAGCAACCAGAAGTACAACAACAAGGACAAAACGGACAACAAGGTGGTGTAGTTAAGGTAAGTCAACCAATTTCAAGCAGTCAATTATTACCACCTGGCGGAATGGTAATGCCACCACCACCACAAATGCAACAAGGTGTACCACAAATGCAGTCACCTGACTTTAACAGTATGTATGAGCAAAACCCAACACCATTAGAAAACGCGGCTGTACCGCAATTCGAACCAATGGCGGCAAATGAAGGAATGGGTGGATTTTCCAGCTGGTAAACAATAAAATTGAAAATAGAAAATATAACTATAATTATTA